CAGCAGGAAATCCAAGAGGATATACACCTGAATCTGGTTCTTCTGTATTTTTTGTTGATTATGAAAGCCCAGCTCAACCAGGTAATGAAATAGCTTTATACCCAGCTTCTTCAAGTGGATGGACTCCTTATCAATGGAAACACTATGCAATTAGTTTAACCGCTAATAGTGGCTCTTCTGATAATGGAATTTATAGACAATACATTGATGGTAAATTAATATCACAAATAGCTGGAAGATTTCCAATGAATTTTTCACCCGCTGCACCAACAGAAATATTTGGAGAAAGTAATCCTTTCATAGACCCATTTAATGCTGATAGTGCATCTAAAGTATCAGGGGCATTCTTCCAAGACTTTAGAATTTATAATGGTACAAATAAGAATTATACTGGTTCGCAATTTACTCCGCCTCCAAGTATGATTATAGGAGAATTTCAACCATATCCACAATACAATCCATAAAAATTACTATAAATTACAATATAATTGTTAAATAACTAAATACAAAAACTATGAATGCAACATTAGTATTAAAGAAGATTTTACAAAACTTAGCATTGGTTAAGGAAGAAGTAGAATTGACATACGCAAAATTAGCTGATGGAACAATCTTGGAATCTCCAACCTTTGATTTGGGTGAATCTGTAGATGTTGTATCAGAAGATGGTACTAAAACTCCGGCACCAGATGGTGAGCACGAAGTTGTACTAAAAGATTCTGAAGGAAACGATGTAAGAATCAAAGTTGAAACTAAAGACGGTAAAATCGTTGAAAGAGAAAACGTAGAAGTTGAAACTCCAGCAGCTGATGAAGCTGTTGAAATGGAATCAATCGCTGGTGGTGACATGGGCGATGATGAAGAAGTAGCAACTGATGAAACTGCTAATCCAATCCCTGAAGATGAAGATAAAGAAGATATGAAAAAGATGGTTGAAAAACTACAATATCGTATCGAAGAATTAGAAAAGAAATACAATGAAATGGCTAATGTAAAAGACATTTCAGAAGGTAAGAAAGCTGAGAAGGTAATAGCAGAACCAATACCTGGTGACCCAACAGCAGTAAACACTGTTGAGAAAATGGCAGCTGTAGACCCAACTGAAGAAGTTGATGAAGAAGAATTGCCAAAATTGGATGGTGCGCCAATTGATGAAAATGCACAAAAACCATTAGGAGTTAAATTAGGTAAAGCTGGTAAGATTGGTAACTATCAATCATCAGTTCTATCTAGACTATATAAATAAAAAAAATTAAAATCATTTAACAATGAGAAAACAACAAAACTTTTCACAACCTGTATTCACTCAGAACACATATGCTGGTGAATTTGCAGGAAAGTACATTGCAGCAGCGTTGTTATCAGCTAAAACATTGGACAACCAATACATCACAATCATGCCGAATGTGAAGTATAAGAGTGTAATCCAATCAGTTGCAGTTGATTCAATCGTAAACGATGCATCATGTAACTTCACAACTTCTGGTACAGTAGCTCTTGCAGAAAGAATATTAGAACCAAAAGAACTTCAAGTTAACCTTGAATTATGTAAGCAAGACTTCGTAGCATCTTGGGAAGCACTTCAATTGGGCTATAGCGCATTTGATGAGATTCCAAAAGATTTCAACGATTTCTTAATCTCTTATGTTGCTGGTAAAGTAGCACAAGCTACTGAAGAAAGCATCTGGAGAGGTGTAGCAGCAACTAACGGACAATTCCAAGGTATTTATACCGCATTGTCTTCTTCAGTTGTAGCAGGTGGAACAACAGCTCCTGTAACTTCTTCAGTTTCAGGTTCTATCACTTCTGCAAACGTATTAACAGCATTAGATGCATTGGTAAACTCAATCCCTAACACTGTATATGGTAAAGAAGATGTGATGATTTATGTACCAACAAACGTAGTAAAAGCTTACCAACAAGCATTAAGCGGTGGTACTGCTGGTGCAAATGGTTGGAACAACCAAATGAACGTAGGTGAAAAACCATTGAACTTCCAAGGAATTGAATTAGCATTCTGTCCTGGTCTTGCAGCTTCTGCTATGGTAGCAGCACAAAAATCAAACTTGTACTTTGGTACTGGTTTATTGAGTGACCATAACGAAGTAAGAGTATTAGACATGGCTAATTTAGATGGTTCTCAAAACTACAGAATCATTATGAGATACACAGCTGGTACTCAATATGGTATCGGTAATGACATCGCTATCCATAAGAACTATTAATATATTTGAGTGAATAATGGGAAGGTGAAATTCCTTCCCTCACTCTTAATATGTTTAACAAAAAACAAATTAACTTAAAAAACTAAAACGTATGTCTTGTAATTTAACAATAGGTAGACAAGAACCTTGTAAAGATTCGGTTGGTGGTATAGCAGCAGTTTATTTCTGTAACTATACTGGTTCGTTTGGTGCAAATTCAGCACAATCAAGTACTGATGCATTATTAGAATCACTTCCAGCTGGCTTGACGGTTTATGAGTATGACCTTAAAGGAAATTCTAGCTATACTGAAACAGTTAACTCATCTCGTGATAATGGTACAACTTTCTTCTCCCAAGAATTAGTTCTTAACTTGAAGAAACTTACTAACGAAATGACAACTCAATTGAAGTTGATGGCTTATGGTAGACCTCAAATCTTCATCCACACAATGGCAGGTGATACTCTATTGGTTGGACAAAGAGAAGGTGCAGATGTAACAGGTGGTACTATTCAGACTGGTGCAGCATTGGGTGACCTTTATGGTTATTCAGTAACTTTCACTGGACAAGAACAATTCCCAGCTCCATTTGTATCTGGTTCTACTTACGGTAACCCATTCGGTTCTGTAACTAACCCGCCAACAATTGTAAAAGGAAGCTAATTCCTTTCAGTATATCGGAAAAAATTAAAAGGTGGACACTAAGTGTTCACCTTTTTTATTTTCACTATAATCCAATCTAAATTTGTTAAAATATAAACTAAAGACGAGATAATGCTTACATACTATTCATCTAGCAACAACGTATGGACATTTAGAGTACAGCCAACAGGCTCCTCTAATCTTACTATGCATCTGCAAGATATGACAACTTTGGTAAATACATCAGCATCAATATCAAATTATTCATATGATGCGTATGAATCAAAGTTATCATTTACAGGTTCGCAAGTACAAACATTAGTATCAGCAAGTGTAGGAACTCAATATAGAGCATACATTTCAGATACAACTTGCTCTATTTGGCATGGTAGCATAAGTGTATTCACATCTCAATCAATTAACAAGCCTACTTATGTAAACCAAATTCCGTTGGAAGATGTTTATATTAGTAACGTAACGGATAACGAATATATAATTTTAGACTAATATGAAGTTGAATCAAAATTTAAGTGTTGTAAATTTAGCACAACAAGAAATTCCAGTTATTACTGAAGATACCAAAACACGTTACCAATGGGTACCTGTTGGTATTATTGGACCAGATGATTTCTTTCAAAATGTAATTGATGCATATAATAATTCTACAACTAATGCAGCTTGTATAGAAGGTATTGCTGATATGATATATGGTAAAGGTATTTTTACTAAAAATGAAGCATTTTCTGAAACATTTGGTAAAATACTTCCACAAGAAGAACTTAAAAGAGTAGCATTTGATTTAAAACTATTTGGTAATGGTGTTATCCAAGTTTATTGGGATGATTCACATTCTAAGATTATAAAGATGTATCATGCTCCGGCTCAAAACTTTAGAGCAGAAAAGTTGTATGATAAACCAAAGATTGAAAACTACTATTATTGTACTGATTGGAGTGACCATAAAGCACAAAGATATAAGAAAAAGATTCCAGCTTTTGGAACATCAAATGAGAAAATGGAAATTCTTTGGATTAAGAACTATTCGCCAGGCAAATACTATTATGCATTGCCTGATTGGATTCCTGCTTTACAATTTTCTTTTGTAGAGGCTGAATTATCTAATCTTCACTTAAACAATATTGAGAATGGTTTCTTACCTGTTGTAATGTTAAATATGAACAATGGTATTCCAGCTCCTGAAGAAAGAGATACAATTGAGGATTTGATTGAACAGAAGTTTACAGGCACTAGAAATGCTGGTAGATTCATTGTAACATTTAATGATGACCCAGAAAGAAAACCAACAATTGATATAATTCAAACTGATAACTTACATGAGAAGACCCGTTATGTAGCAGAATATGCACAGGACAGAATCTTAGTTGGACATCGTATTACATCACCACTATTATTGGGTATTAGAACTGTATCTAATGGATTTAGTTCTCAATCAGAAGAAATGAAAACAGCTTATTCTATTCTTCAAACAATGACAATCATTCCATTCCAAAGCCTAATCATTAACTTCTTAGCTGATGCGTTTGATAAAGGTGGATACCCTGAATCTCAATTATATTTTGAACAATTGACACCATTGGTAATTCTTTCTCAAACTGCAGAAGAAACAGGTCAAACAACTGAGCAAGTTGAAAAACAAATTAACGAACAAGCTGAAAACACTGCTGAGATTGAAGGAAATCCATCGGCAGTTGACCAAAATATAGAAACTGAAAACCTAAGTGATTATAGTAGAAGTAATCCTAATTTCAGTAAAAACTTTATAACTTATAAACTTCAATAAAATATGGCATACGCTTTATTTATAACACGCAACGATATTATAAAAAATACTCCACTTCAAGGTTCAATTGATGCTGATAGATTATTAAATTTCGTTAGAACTGCTCAAGACAAATACATTCTTAATCTTTTAGGAACTGTACTATTTGATTATTTACAAGCTCAAATAGAAGCAGGAACATTTAACAATTTAAATTTTTATTATCAAGACTTAATGAAAGACCATATTAAGCCAACCTTAATTTGGTATTCATGTGTAGAATACTTACCGTTTAGTGGTGTCCAATTCAAATCTGAAGGCGCTGTAAAACACGAAACGGATACCGCTAAATCGGTAACTAAGAATGAAGTAGATTATCTTCTTCAAAAGGCTATGAACAATGCAGATTATTACGCAACAAGAATGCAAAACTATCTAATATCATATTCAAATCAGATACCGCAGTATTATCAATCAGTTGGTAATCAGACTCAGATTTATCCTGATATGGGTAATGCTTATTTTGGTGGAATAAATTTATAATATAATGGGAGCAACAATAGTAAATAATATTGGAACTAATTATGTTTTATATTACAACGTAATTAATTACTTTAAAACAATAATGACAAATCACCCTAGCATTCAGCGTGTAACCTATGGTGATAATTGGGGTTTAGATAGTGATGAATTTCCGCAATATCCAATTGGTAATGTTTTAATTACAAATGCTAGATTCCAAGAAAAGGTATTACATTTTAGTGTACAACTTACTATTGCTGACAAAATTAAGTTAAAAAACAACGAAAGTATTGGTAGTTCTAACTCTCAAGAGATTCCTTTTTATGGAACTGATGATACGGTAGATATACATGCTAATACTCTTTCTATTCTTAATGACCTTTTAGCATTTACACAAAGAGGTACTGAAGCTTTGGATATTATTACTGAACCAATTGCTGTACCATTTAAGAACGAATTTCCTAACGCTTTAGCCGGTTGGGTTTGTACATTTGATTTAGAAGTATTCAATCAGCAAGATATTTGTTTATTTCCTAACCTATTAGGAACTACATTGGATATTAAAGGTGTACAAACTGATTGTTAATGGAAACACAAAAACAATTAAAAGATATTGCTGTAACATTTGCTAGATTGGCTGGTGTTTATATGACAAATGGTCAGTATTTCAAACGTGCTTATATTACAGGTAATTTAGAAAACAGAGTTGTAAATTATAACGATGTTTCTAAAATGTTAAAAGAACAATCTGATGGTAAGATTGTATTAGCATTAAATTATGCTCCACCTGGTGCAGAATATGGTTATTTTGTGCATGAAGGTAAAGGAACATCAGCAAAATACGGTCCAAGAAGATATTCCGAAGTTGCTGCAAATGATGTTGAAGTAAGGATGAAAATTGATGCATTTGTAAAATCCCAAATAGATAAGAAAGTTGAAGATATAGTTAAAGAGATTGATGTTCAACTTAAAGGATTTGCAAAAAAGTAACCATCAAATACTTTTTATTGTAAAAAGGTTAAATTAATAAAAGATTTTAGATGGCTTTATCATATACACAAACACCGGCAACGTGTTCATTAGCTCAATCACCTACAATATTTACATTGTATGAAAGTGGAGATGTTGTTCTTTCATCATCTTTCCAATACTATTTGGACCTATACTATTGGAGTGGAACTCCAAACAATTCAGGTTCAGTACAGCAATATACTATGGTTAAATTTCCAAACGTAAGCCGTGTTGGTATATTTGATGTAGGTAGAATTCTTAATTCAGCACTTTCTGGTTCAGTAGAAGGTACACCATCTAACGTAAAGTATTTTGCAGTTGATGGATATTTTAGGTATCTATCAGGCTCTGCAGCAACACCGGTAACATCATCGCATGTAAAATCTGATACATTCAAAGCATTAGATGGATACGCATTATTTGATGAACCAATTGGACAACAAATTACATCTAAATCTATACA